TAAATTAACTTCGTTATTTAATACGGTTATCTGTGTATTAAAAGTGACAAATTGAGACTCGTTACGTGCCTGGTTTTGATCAACTATACGAGCTAGTCCATCAAGTTGAAGTTTGTTTGCAGTAACTTCATTTTGTATATCAGTTAATCTAGAATTAATTGAACCGATTTGAGTGATATCGTTATCGTCTAGCACATCAAAAAGAGTTGTATTTTGTTTGAATATTTCTTCTTTAAGAGCCATAGTAACGATCTGCAAATTTCTGGAATGTTATTTCCCAGTCGGTATTTAATAAGTTAACCAATGCTTCGTTTAAACGTCTATTCGTTCCACATTTCAATTTATTACAAAATTGATAATAGTATTGCTCTCCCCAAAGAGCTGCCTCTATCATCTGTTCTTGCACTAAATTTACCCATACAGTGATTTGATCTTCACGAATATCTGTCCAAACAAAGGGACCTTCTATTGATCTTTGAAGTAATGGAGCTAAAACCATACCACGTTCAAATTTAAAACCTCTTTTAAGAAATTGCAAATTTTCAAATATAGTAAATGGCTTCTCTTCTCCATCTTTTGAGCCCGGTGTTATTATATGGCCCGTTTCATTTAAAATATCTCGATAAGTGCAATAGTTGTATTTATCGGCATATTCATCAGAAACACTCTTTATAATATCATCACCAAAAGATACTGAAGATACATTTGTTCTATACTCATGTAGTGATTTAACACCGGTTGATCTAACCCATGCGTATAGACCATAGATATCATTTGCTAAGCAGTTGTCTATAGTAGTCGTGTAACTACCACTTTTATTTGCTCGATTTGTTTTATAAATAGTTCTATAATCAACGACAAATGTATCTATAGCATCTAGCTCCTCGACAGCTCTGGCTGCATCCCAATTATCTGGACAGACTAATTGAATTACTGATCTTTGTATTTTACGTACACATTTATAAACTTGTCTATGTAAATACTTGTCATAATTTTTATAGTCTGCATCGAAATAATTAGGATGCTTGGTCATATAAGCAGCTAATTCCATCCAGCCTACTGATTTACAGTCAATTCCGACCGCATGATATGCTTTTAGACCTGCTCGTGTATATGCTTCTTTATATGGACCATATAGAGATGATTGGAACAAAATTAAATCTACTGGTATACAATGAAATACACGAGTTCTCCCGCTTTTAGCTTGAGCGATTTTTATCGGTTGGTCCTTCAATTTTGAACTCGATAAACTAATTAAACGTTGACCTTGTTTAGCTTGAATTAATTTTGTTTTAACTCTAGCTTCCAACGCTTTACCATTTTTATCTTGTTTAAACGATCTGTGACCGGTTTGTTCATCTAACTCGATAAAATCACTTTTCTTAGCTGTACCATTTAGACTCCATGGTAAACCTGATGCTTTAATTTCCATACCTCTGACATATTTGTTATCAGGTAGTCCATTCATAGCATAATTTAACACTTCATCTAAATCATCACTAACTCTCGTTAATGATTGTTCAGCTTTAAATACCGCAACTTGCTCATTTATTAGTTGTGTTGCACACCAATCTAATAAATTTTGATCAAGTTCTGGTAATTTTTTAGCCATTTCGGAATTTGGACCTAATACCAAACTCTTACGACCTTCCCTATTTTTAGGCAACTCAGTCTCTATATATGGATCATATGGGTCTAAACGGCCCGGAGCTAGTTGCTCTTCAAATTGATCTGCGAATGGAGATTTATGCCAATGATCTAAAGATGATTTGGTAACTGGAAGACTAGGTCTTACTAAATTACCGACATATTCAACTTCAGGACCATTAGGTAAATCTGTTGGTGGTCCAGGAACAATCAGTTGCTGCCAAGTATCCTGGAAACTCTGTTGTGTTCCTTTAATAACTCCTAAATCATCAAGAGTTATTATAGCACTAAACCATTGTTGTGTTTTAGGCGAATAGTAAGTATGAAAACTTAAAAGTTTTCCTGATTTCTTTCCAGTTGCGAGTATAACTGGACTTCCACAATCACCTAATTCACTTAATGGAAAAGAACTTTGTAAAGTTTGTTTGCAACACAACACTTGATACGGTTTCTGAATTAATTTAGTTGGTTCGTCATTTTCTAAATTTGGTACTTGAAATGACTGCAACACAAAGTCTTCAGTTTGTCCTAACGCTACAGTTCTTTGACTAGCGAAGTAATGTAGTGTTGAACAACCGTCCCAATCTACTTGTGCCTGCTCTGATGTCAACAAATATTTTGATATATCAGGAAATACGAACTCTTGTTTACTAATAATTCGTAACTCTTGTGGAATACCTAGATTTGCTAATCTAGTTTCACCTTCAAATCGTGAGATTATTTTTGCTACTGCTACATCTCTAACAAAATCAGGTTCTCGTTCCACTACTGCCAAACCAGTATATTTGCTATCACCAACTCGTGAAAATCTTATCCAGCGGGAATTACTTTGTACAGCATGAGCAGGTAATAATAAAATATTACCGCTTCCTAATGCGTGCACTTTTCGTCCTACTTTAGCGAGATTACCTACATCCATACTTTTAACACAATCTACTTTAACCATATGATTACGTACTATTGCTTTCAAAGTATCGTATGCTTGAGGTGCCGATTGTTGTACACCTGTTACAATTGTATCGATATCAATAATATTACCTCCATTCAAGATATTTTGGACATCCATTATTTTAGTTACATCAGCTCTTGTCCATCTAACAATTTCTCCTTGCGGTTTTGCGTTCAGAAGAAACAATCGGATGGAATACAATAGTTGATCATCCTCTTTCTTAAAATAAGATTCCAATATCCATTCACCATATGGGTAATATTTTGCGGTTTTTAATACTTTGAATAACGCTTCAAGAGCATTATCTTCAGTACCACTACCGCGAACATCAAATTCAATTATACGATCTCCATCTTCGCGATATGATGTTACCTTTTTCCACTCTGGTTGTTGAGGAGTGGTATATGAGAAGTCATATTCTTCACTAAAAGCTGCATACATTATATCAAAATTAGGTTCTTGTTTAGAACCTTTACATAATGACATAGCGCATATACTTAAACTTGGATTTTCTTGAATATGTTCGAACAGATCTTCTAGAATCTCAGAATCTGGATAATTATTAAATCCTAGATCTTCTTGAGTTACTCGTTCGATAATCTTCTCATTTGCTTGTTGGAGACCGTCCACTAATCGGAGTTTAGCAAATTTTCTTGGAATAACTTTCTTTTGCTTTGCTTTCTTTTCTGCTTTACTTTGCTGTTCACCTTCTATTCCATATTTGAACATTTTAACTACCGCTAAAAATATCAAAGTTGTTATAGTAGCAACCACTGCTGTTGTAATGACTGGTGCATTTTCAATAAGTAAATTATTCCAATATTCTGAAACAGGTATACCTAATCTCGATAATAATGATAAAAGAGTACCCATTCCATTTTGCGTCAACCTGGCATAGTAGTTAGATAAATTCTGGTATTTTATTTTAACTTCATCAGAAATTTTATCTTTAACTTCTTTACACAAGTTACCCAGTTTATTTTCTTTCTTCAACGAATCGAGAAAAGCTATAGTTTCTGGGGTTATTTCCGGTTGTGGATTTTTGAGTTTTCGCCATACATATTGGATTCGTTCAAAGTGGTCCAGACTATGTGGTCTATACTCACTCTCTCTTAGCAGATCTAACCAATCTATGTGTGATTGATAAGAGAGCGGATACCCGTTTTGTGGAGCTCCGGAATATTGCATATACCTAATTTGAGTGGGAGAAATAGCTTCTCCTGCTTGAATTGATATATGCGTTTTAAGATTGTCCCTAATTGCTCTAAACTGAGCATCAACTTTAACGAATCTTCTACCTTTTTCTATCATAGGTGACCAAGCATATATACCCTTATTTCTTTTAATAAAAAGAGTAGGTTGTACATAATATGATCTGAATCCTTGGATGTCTTCAACTTGCCATACGTCTAATGTGGTTAAGAATTCCGTTAAGGTTGTCGGATACATATCCATATGTTCTACAAACATTAAACCTGTAATTTTATTTCTTAAAGACATTATCCATGGATACACGTTCTTCCAAGAACTTTCCTTAATGATAGAAGGTATTTCATTTAGGACAATCTTAGCCATTGCTAATGTGGCTACATCATATTCCAAGATATTAACTTCGAAATTTAGATATTCTTCGATCTCTTCTAATATCGTTTTATAATCCTGTTCACTAGTACTAGGTCTAACTAACGTAATTAGTTGTTTTGCACTTGCTAAACGACGAGCACATGCTAATTGTAGACCTGTTAGTTTACTAACAGCGATTTCTTCAATATCATAGACATTATTAGAATATCCACG